ACCTTAATAGCAACCGAAATTATTAGACTAGGGATATAAAAAGTTTTTTTACTGCCCCCGTGATAATTCTGGTAATAGGGGGGAAAAAGGTAGTTGACGACATTGGTGGATCTTCATACATTCACATCGTTCTGAATGTGACAGCATTTGAACGAAGATTTTTACCCGCAGGTTCATCCTGCTGAAAGACCCTCCCTGTGCTGTCACACTCGGAGGGTTTTTCTCTATCTAGGGACAGCCCTAAAGGACTGAGGGTGGGTGTGAATGCGTACCACATGACCCGATAGATCGGCTCTGGAGAACCAAAACTCCTTACCCGATTGAGATGAGAAGAAGCGAACAGCATCCATCCTCGCGGGGTGTTGTGGTTTCTTTTCTTTTCTGACAGGCTTTCCTACTTGAGTGGTGGGGGGATCAGGGGGGAATTTGCTTTACTCTTTTGTATTTCTTTACTGCTTGGTTTATCAGCAACCGCATCCAAACGGCGATCTGCCAGCGTACTTGTATGGAAATCTATGACCTATTGCATCTGGCAATCCGGCAAGGTAGGTATCAACATCGTAGATCCAGTTTCCAACATCGATTCCATTATCCTGCCTATAGGCCGCAACAGCGCGATACAAGTCCTCAAGGTCAACGCCAGTTATCCTGACGTTTCCTTGGCAATAATTCCACCCGCTGACAGGGATGTTCGTGCCATTAAGGTTCTGCGCCCACAAAAACGAGTCCACATCGGTTTGGACGTATCCGGCAGGGATCAGCAGCTTGTTGACGCGGAACTCAGCTACAGCGGCGTATAGATCATCCCTAGTGCCAGCGCAGATGCGGTATGCGTTCCTTGATACTCCTTCAATGTATGGAGATGGTTGCATATAGAACCAAGGGCAAATGGGCTGATCGTCTGGAGGGTTGGTAGGTGGAACATAGGGAGGCGATGGCGGAGCCGGAGGAGGCACAGGAGGCTGACATCCGTATGCCGGACGCTTCTTGTTCTGGAATATATCCATGACCTCCTGATCGCTCAATGCACGCTGAAAAATTCCAACCTCATCGATTGACCCAGAGAATGCCGTCTCAAATGTGTCAGACTTACCAATAGAAAGCGTCTTGCGACCAGAATCCGAAATTGCAGTAGATATGTCTTGTATGGCTCTCTGACCATCAACATAAAACCTTACTTTCCTATCCTCATAAGCATCACAAACACCGCATACAAAATGCCAGTCAGTTGGATTTGATATATTGGATATGGATAATCCAGCTCCATTTTCAACCGCTAATGCAAATTCTCCTGATCCATAGACAAACAAGTAATTCCATCCAATGTCTGCTTCCCTAGTAAGAATGACTGATCCAACATCTGTTGACATCTTCATCCAAAAATAAATCGTAAACTGCTTTAGGGTTGGAAAGTTGTTGAAAATCAGCCCTTGATATGGAGGGTTTGCTGGATTGGAAAATACTGCTGCTTTGTTTATTATGCCTTCGCCTGATGCAATAGGCCCATTAAACTCGGTAAGATTAAAAACTCCAGTAATGTCATTCCTACTGCCGGATGTCTCGTCCATCGTGTAGTAGGCATAGATCCCATTCGTGCAGTCAGTATAAACAGCCACATTCTTACTAACAGATGCCGTAGTTGAATAATTAGGATCTGTTATTGTTGCCGTAACAACATAGTTTCCAATCTGGTGGATTGGTGTCGCGCTACTATTGTATTTAACTTGATAAGATAAACCTGCCGGACTTGTCGTTACAATAGGAGTTACTTGCTTGTTGTTAAAATAATACCTATCTGGGATGTCTATACTGATTTCTACACTAGCATCTGATTTAGTAATATGGACATCTACTGATGTGGTAACATCTGGATAATCATCTAAAGAAACAACAAGATTATAGGTATTTACATTAACTGGAAGATCAGTAGAACCATTGTATTTTATTGTATATGGCAAACCTATTGGTGTGGTGTTTACTGAAGTAACAAAATTAATTCCACTACCTGTATATTTTTGTGGAGAATCTGTAGTAACTGAAATACTTCTTATTTCTTGTAATGGTAAATCAGAAGTTACTGTTCCAGTTGTAAAACTTTGAAAACCGTTATTTGCTACCCATAATGATTGAGTGCTTCCTGATGGAATTTGTGTCGTATATATAAATTCATGCGCTCCATTACGCCTTCCAACAGGGTTATTAAAATCTGGAGGTACAAAGAATGGAAATTCATCTGCCTGATATGCTGGGCCATCCGGCCCTACAAATGAAACATCATCATCTACTGTACCAGCAATAGTAACATTAGCTGTAGTTCCATTTAAGTTTTGAAAGTTTGCAGCTTTAAGAAAATTAATAGAATATCCATCAGGTAGCGTTGCTGAAAATGGATAGGTATAGCTCATTTGCTAATACATAAACCTTATTAGCTATCAAATGTCAATTTGATTGGCTACGGAGGTAGGGATCGAACCTACAACCAGCAGATCCAAATTCTGCTGCGCTACCAATTGCGCCACTCCGTAATGTAAAGAACGATGGGCATCATCCTTTTCCCCACCTTTCGGTTGAACTTCAGATGCCTAGCTTTCAGAAAAGTCCATAAACTCCATCTTGTCAACGAGGCTCTGGATCTCACGCCTGTTATGCGTAGGTTCCGGCTTGACTTCATTCATCGTCGCAATAGCACCTCCGCGCTGCCGCATCAAGTATACCAGCATGGATAGGGAATCCAGCTCATCCGGCGACTTGCTCCTAGTACGCTTGCAGTACTCACCCTTGCTTTCCACACGCACCATGCCCTTGCCTTTCTGCTTGTAGCGGCGAGCGGTAGCCTGCCGCACCAGCTCCTCGTTCCTGAACGATGGAGAGATCTTCAGGTACTCAAACTCAAGATACTTTGCCAGTCCGAAGATCAGCTCAGTCACAACGCCATTATACAGCTCGTTGGCACGCTGTGAATCGTCACCAAGGATGTGCGTCTCACTCGCAGCCCATGAGTAGTTCACTCCCATGACCTCACGACCAAACAACGAACACAAACTATCATGAATGCCCGCGCCGTTTCCTGTACGATCAACGCATAGCCAGTTCGCGCCGATCTTCATTACCTTGGCAAAGTTGATGATCGCCTGCGTCTGCTCCATCGTAGCCTTCTTAGGGAATGGGATCTGGGAGTCGAGCTGTAGCACAACTCTGGGAGCCTTGAAGTTGATGAACTGACCGCTTTGCGGTGTCCACCCGTCACAAAGCCCAAAACGCCCGTAAGAACACATTACTTGGTCATTACCCTCCAATGCCAAGTCAAACGCCGCCAGCGGCACTACAGGCCCGATAAAACGCACCGTCCCTATGGCGTTGTCCATCATCGCCGGAGTGATAATCCCCATCGCCTGACCTTCTTCTGGGAACCACCCGCGAGCCATGGTCATCGCCTCCGCTGTCCGGCCTCTTCCCATGTACCCCATGAATCCCTGATACGTCTGCAATCCGGCGTACACGATGCGCTTCTCAATCACATTCTCGCATCGCGCCGCATCTAGCCGCAAAACGTGATAGCCTTCCCGCGACTCCCACTCAAAGTCATCCTCGCAGTCAATCGATCCCCATCCATCCTTCGGCTCACACCGCTGACCGAATGCGCTCGTCCGATCTTTCGGGTTACTTGCTCCAAAGATCTTGATGTGTCCTGCATATTGCTTGCTATCGGAAGTAGACAAGATGTTGTTGATACCCTCCCAGACTCCAGACGGGATCTCCTCGGCCTCGTCCAACACGACATGGGTACGCGATAGCCTTCCCCACAAATGATGCTCTTGACCATATCGAGGTGTAGGATGGTATCCACGAAGTGTTCCATGTCCAGATTCTCCCTTTGGTATAGCCACAAGCTGGATTCCGTTCTTGCTGTCGCTATTCACCTGAATGCTAGTCGCTTTGTCTGTCTGATCTGTCAGCGGACGCACCAGAGCGGTACGATGGAATGTCTTGATGTTGGCAAAGATGTTCCTCTCAGCGTGTTCCTTCGTAAGCGATATGACCTTGATGCAGGTGTATGCCGGATCTCTCCACCAATCCAAGTAGAACCACGCACCCGCGCTGAACGACTTACCCATAGCTCCGGCTCCCATAACCATGAGCTGATCATTCTCAAATAGGCATCGCCATGTGTCCCTGCCACTCCTCGGCCTCCAGTCATAGACATCCGGCCCCCATAGGATCGTCGCTCCCGCCTCAAAGTGATTGTTGTCTAGCAGGTGCTGGACATACTGCCGGACAATAGACTCAGCTATCGGTACATTCAGCTCAGAGATCTGGATCTGATTGTTGATCGTGATCGTCTTGAGAATGTACTCAGCCGCATACAGAATGCCTTTTTCATCGTCGCGATCAGCAGCCTCTCGGATATTAATAGCGTGCTGATGGAAAATCTTCTGACTTAATGGTGGCGTGATTCGATAGCCGGATTCATTCATAGCTGGTAATCGTTAACTAATCTGATAATCAATTGCAACCATGTATAACCAATACGATCAGCTCCAAAGTCATACCTACGTT